CCGAATAATAAACCTCTTTGAAATTGGCAAACAAAAAGTCATTAGCGTACTCTTGGTGCTTATCCGAGTCATAAGATAGGTCTATATATTTAAGCCATTTTCTTTGTTGTGGGATAGTAATAGATGCAGCTATCTTGTGTAGGTTAGGTATAAGTTCCTTGCAAAAGTATTTGCTTTCAATGTATCGTGAAGCGTTAATGTCCTTTGCATCTTGGATAAACCTATAAGTTCTGCCATTTGCTCTTACCCTATTTACGGGCGTACCTTCGTAGTTATCTTTAAGGAATATTATCTCCGACCTATATTTATTTAGCTTGTCTTTAGGTAGATTAAGAACTTGATTGTCCGTAAGGTTATTGACTATGCCTACTAACTTGCATTCTAATTCAAACTCCGTTAAGTGTTCTGGTGGGTTTGTAATGATAGGGTGCATTTGTTGGTATTGCCATACCGAAATTTTATTCCAACTCATTTTCTTAGTTTTAACATTAGCTCATAAGCAAGATGTCCACCTATGTAGCATAACGCTGCCAAAGGTAAGCAAATTGCAAAGAAGTACAATATTTTTATTACTTTAATGATACGGCTACACTTGTTGTGCTACTCTTGGCAGGAGGGTAAACTTTTGTAACCTCGCCAGTAACTCCGTTAATAATGTCAAGACCTTGATGCGGAACTTTTTTAAGGAACTCTTCCATATTCTTTTTGGCTTTAGCTGCGCTATTGTACTCGCTTAATATCTCCTCGTATGCAGGACTTTCACATTTGCTAAAGTCATACTTAACGCCTACTTCTCTAATGTTGAACTTTGCGCTCATATACTCAAAGTCCTTGCCATTAAGTACGGCTGCTTGTAATACTGCATCTTTGTAGTCCTTGTTTGCCTTTAGGGTTTCAAGCATATCCTCTAAGGCTTTAACCTGGAGATGCGTTTTTAACGGGTCAAGTTCCCCTGCGTTTAAGCGTTCAATTAATTGGTGGGTAAACTCCACCCGTTGCTCTTTTGTTGTTTCAAAGATTTGTTGAAGTTCCATTTTATATTGTTTCGGGTTTGTAATTATCTATGTCAAAAAAGCCGATTTCTGACTTATGTTCTGGTTTCCTTAATCTACGTTTAGAAGGTTCGTAACCCTTCTCGTTGCAGTAGGTAAGTATCTCTAAGTAAGTCGCATCGATGTTAGACATCATTATGCTTATCGGCTCACTTGCGTAATATTTGTCTATATACTCTTTTGTGCTTTGGGTCATAGTTTTTAATTGTGTAGTCAAATAAAGCTGCCATTACAAAACCTGTTGCAATTAGCAGAATGCAAATAGCGTAAATCATTTTGAGTAGATGTCTTGTAATTGTCCAATAAGGTAACAAACTACTAAAAATACGGCTAAAAGTTGTGCGGTTTCTTTTTTCATTGTGTTTGTGTTTAGTTTAGTTAAATTGTGCGTTGAATAGTCGCACCCCTATTTTCGATTGCTTAATATATAAAACTATATTCTCCATTCCATCTTGGAGAAGAAGGGTCTGAATCATTATAGTATGCAGCATCCATAGCCTTTTCTGCCTCAAACATATTATCATAAGCTGCCGCACCTGCTCTTGAATAGCCATTCCAACCTTTTAGCTTATTAGCGCATTGGCTAACTCTTTTTTGAGCTTGTTGCATTTCATTTAAAACAACAGGCATTTTAAACCAATCTTGCTTTAATAACCATTGTTGATAAGAAGTAGGTGTACTTAAAAATTGCTGACCTTTGTACTTACCAAATTTTAAAGTGAAGTTTTGCATAAAAAAATGTTTTGTGGTTAATTGATATATCAAATATACAACCTTTTCACATTCCACAATCAAATGAGTAAACTTTTTTTTAAAATTGTGATGAGCGGTAAATATTAAGGATAAGCGGTTAAAGGAAGGCATACCTACCAGTGCCACGTTTAAGGCTGAAGTTCTGCCAAGCTAAAGCTAAAGCCATAACTGCATCATCGTGGAAGCCTGAAGGTGCTGAGTACTTTACCCCCGTTGCCGTGTACTGATACTCAAATACTTCTAACTCCTGGCTTATTATCCCTTCAGGGTAGCCAATCTTACCTTGATGTATTGCAGCTTGTAGTCCTTCCATTAGTTGCTGCTTATTTGAACTTGTGAACTTTAAGCCTTGTATCATTACCCCTTCTCTTTGTAAGTCCTCAAGGATAGGGTCGCCAACCCCCGTACTATCGACAAGGATAGGGCATTTAGGCAGCCTAAGTATAGTTTGCTTAGTATTGTGCCAATCCATCTGAAAGCGGTCAAAATAAGCCACATTTCCCTCTTCGTCTAACCCTACTATTACAGTCCAATCCACCGACTTAGCAAGGTCAATCCCATAAGCTACAACCGGCATTGTTGTTACTGGGTGTATACATTTGCGAATGTATTGGCTACCGAATGGGTTTGCTGAGTTCTCGGCAGGGTTTGCCATATACTCTTGCTCAAACACAACCTCTGGTAATTGCCTACGTGCATCGTCTATCTCTTGTGGGTCTATATAAGGGTTATCGTATGTAGTAAACTTAAAGCTTTGCCAATCGGGTTCGGCTTTGCTAAATAAACTAAAAAAGTAGTTCTTGCCTTTAGGAGTGCTAAGGAATATAGCCTTGCCCTTGTAGTCCGTTAAGGTAGGTCTTATTGAGTTGAGCCACCCATCTTCAAGGTTAGGTATAAAGGAAGCCTCGTCTACTATTACCAGGTTAAACTTTCGCCCTCTTAAGTTGTCCAAGCGTTCTCCTGTAAAGAACTCTACCTTGCCACCATTCGGGAAGCTGATATTTAAGTCCGATTTGTTATTAGGAAAGGGAAGGCTATTGCAAAGCTTCTCAAAGAATACCTTAGCTAATTTATAGGTAGGGGTTATGTATGCAACCTGACCGCCTTTGATTGCAGTTGTAATACATTTGATTTGGCTTAACTCCGATTTGCCGAACCTTCGCCCACACATAACAACAATGTACCTGGCTTCGCAGTCAAGTATCTTCTTTTGGTTTATATGTCCGTTAGGTAGTTCTATCCGCATTAAAGAATTGTCTTGCCGTCTACAAATACTATCTCAATCCTATTATCTGTTTGTATATCCATTTGTTCCTTTGGCTTACCATAAACACGGGTTAGCAAAGTTTCTAAACTATAAAGGCTGCCTTTTTCTAAACTCTTACGCATAGCTGCTGCAATCGTCTTTTCAAGTATAGTTGCCTTCGGGTTGTCCCATACTGTTTTAAGTTCCTCTAAGTCCATTGACATCATAGCTTGGATAGTATCGTTTATCTCAGCAAGTTTGTATCCTTGCTCTTTAAGTAGGCTTACATACTTACGAGGTCTGCCGTTTGGGTTTCTTATCTCTCCTTTTTGTACCGGTTTTAAATTATGTTCGTTTGCCATATTTTCTTATTTATCTCTTTGTTATTACAAAGGTAACCCGTTCTTTTTAATAACTAATGTAGGGTCAAGTTTAATCATTCGATCTATAATAACTTGGCAATATTTAGGGTCAAGTTCTATTCCGTAGCAAATTCTTTTTAATTGATGAGAAGTTACCATTGTACTTCCAGAACCTAAATAAGTATCTAATACCAACTTAACTTCATTTTTAGAATGTCTATCTGCGTATTCAAAGCACCAACTCATAATCTCAATAGGCTTCTGAGTAGGATGATTTTTCTCTTCTCTATTTGCTAAAGCTCTTGCGTATTCTTTAATTCTTAAAGCATTATTAAAAGAAGTCCAAGCCATTTCTCCGTCTGCTAAACTAAAACCTCTTTGTCCTTTATCCCAAATAAGCCAACCCATAGTAGGTGGCAAATCATCGGTAAAGTAATTACCACCCCATATAATTTGGTTTTCAGTTATTTGACATAGATATTGTAATACTCCGTTTTCAGGTTTTGACTTATCCCAATCAGGAGCATCATAAGATTTCCAACCATTTTTATCAGCTCCGCCTTTTCCGTCTCCTTTACCTTTAAGCATCCCCCCGTAATCTATTCCGTAAGGTGGGTCGGTTAATAAAAGTTCTGGCTTCTTATTTTGTAATAATAAATCTAAATTATTTGTGTCAGTACTATCTCCACAAAGCAATCGATGTTCTCCTATCTCGAATAAATCTCCTAATACAATATCCGTTTCAATCCCTCCGTCTGGAACTGCAAAGTCATCTTCCTCTGCTTCTAATACTTCTGCATCAAAGCCGGGTATATCTAACCCCCAATCTTGTAATTGATCTGCGTCCCAGTTGTTAGCTAAATCGTTCCAATCCCATTCGCCATAGCCTACGTTGTCTTTTACTATAAATTCCTTTTGCTGCTGCTCGGTTAATTCACTTGCTTTAATAATAGGTATCTCTTTAAGTCCGGCTTCTTTACAAGCCTTTAATCTCATATTGCCACCAAGTACAACCATATCGTCATTTACAACAATAGGTCTTAGTTTTAGCATTTGAGGGAACTCGTTAATTGACTTAACAAGCTTTGCAAACTTATCGTCTTTGATTATCCTGGGGTTGTTAGGGTTTGCTTTTACTGTGTTGATTGGTACGTTTTGTATCATAGTATGCCGTTTATTATATCGTTTGCTTCGTCTATTGCGTCTTGTTGTTGAATAAAAGTGTCTACGTCTGCTATGTGCTTATTAATTAAAGTTTCTGCCATCGCATAGGTGTAGTTACCGATTGTGGTCATATCGTCTCCATTTTTACCTGTCTTACATACCGCAAGGAAGTAAGCTTTGTTGGTTAATAAATACCATATAGCCCATAACCTTCTCATCTGCCTTGACCTTTGTAATCTTTAGGTCTTGGGTTATGCTTGTTAAAGGACTTCTTTGCAGAACCTCTTTTGCGTTTGCCAAAGCTAACTTTGTTATTGTTCTCTTTAATCTTTGCCATAATTCTTTGCGTGTATGTCTTTTAAAAACTCTTTATATTGTTTTTTATCTCCGTATTCTATGTGGCACTTCCTACACAATCCCATTAGGTTTTCAATCGTGTCTTTGTCTTTGCTTCCACCCATACCCCTCGCCTCAATATGATGTATGTCTACCGCTTGTGAGCCACACACTTCGCAAGGAATGAAGTCCGTTTTTTTATACCCCATTCCCTGCAAATATATTTGTGTGTGTTTCTGCATACTTTCCCCAT